ATATCTACTGGCTGAGCCGCACGGAGGCTGGCCAGGAGTACCTGGACAACGCCTGGCGGATGGAACAGACGGAGCCTGACAGGGGCAAACTGCGCGAGAAATTTGGGAGAAAGGGGGATGCATAAATGGCCAGCACAATCAAAGGCCTGACGGTAGAAATCGGGGGCGATACCACGAAGCTGGGCCAGGCCCTGGAAAGTGTGAATAAAAAGAGTCGGGACCTGTCCAGTGAACTGGGCCAGGTCAATCGCCTGCTGAAAATGGACCCCGGCAACGCGGATCTGTTGGCCCAGAAGCAGGAGATTCTGGCCGAGGCGGTGGAGAATACCCGGAAAAAGCTGGACACGCTGAAAGAAGCGGAGCGCCAGGTCCAGGAACAGTTTAGGCGCGGCGAAGTATCCGAGGAACAGGTCCGGGCGCTGCAGCGTGAAATTGTGGCCGCGGAGCAGAAGCTGAACGGCTACGAAAATGCAGCCAGAGAGACGGCGGAAGCCGTCGAGGAACTGGGTGATAAATCTGCCGACACCAAGAATGACACGGAAGGCCTGGCTGATTCCATTTCCAAGTTTGCATCCTCCGGCCTGAAAGCCATCGGCACGGCGGTGGGTGCGGTGGTTACTGCACTGACTGCTGCCGCGGAAACGACTCGCGCGTATCGCACGGAGATGGCCAAGCTGGACACCGCCTTTACGGACAACGGCTTCTCTGCAGATGCGGCCCGCGGTGCCTATACGGAGCTGCAGGGCATCCTGGGCGAAACGGAGCAGGCGGTGGAAGCGGCCAACCATCTGGCGAAGCTGACGGATAACGAGAAGGACCTGGCCACCTGGACGGGTGACATCCTGCCCGGTGTGTTCGCCACCTTCGGGGCCTCCCTTCCAATCGAGGGCCTGACGGAGGCGGCCAATGAGACTGCCAAGGTGGGCCAGGTAACGGGCCCGCTGGCGGATGCCATCAACTGGGCTTCCTCCGAGGGCGCGGTCTGGAGCGAAGTGCTCAGTGGGAATGCGGGCGCCCTGGCTGCTTTTGAAGCAGCGACGGCGGAAGGCATGAATGCAGAGGATGCCTTCAATGAGGCCCTGGCCGCCTGTACGACGGAGCAAGAGCGCCAGGCCCTGATTACTCAGACTCTGTCTGGCCTGTATGGCGAGGCATCTGCTGCCTATAAAGAAACCAATGCGGATGTCATCGCAGCCAACCAGGCAAACGAAGCCTGGACGGCGTCTATGGCCCAGGTGGGTGCAGCGGTGGAGCCGGTCCTGACCAATGTGAAAATGATGGGCGCGGAGCTTTTGGAGAAGCTGGTGCCGGTCATTCAGACTCTGCTGGATAATCTGCCCACGGTGGGCGTGGTGCTGGCGGGTGTTACCGCGTCCCTGGTGGCTATGAAGATAGCATCCATCGCGGCGACGGCGGCGACTCAGGGCATGACTTTGGCCCAGTACGCTGCAGCGGCAGCCCAGCGGGTCCTCAATGCTGCCATGAACGCCAACCCCATCGGTCTCATCATCCTGGCCATCACGGCCCTGGTGGCGGCCTTTACTTACCTGTGGAAAAACAGCGAGAGCTTCCGCGAGTTTTGGATCGGACTCTGGGAGAAAATCAAGTCGGTAGTGAGTGTTTTTGTCGACTTCATGAAGACGCTGCCGACCAAAATTTACAACGCCATCAAGGGCGCTGTAGAGAGGGTGCAAAAGTGGGGATCTGACCTAATCAGCCGGGCGAAAACGGCAGCGACGAATTTGCTGAACAATGTGGTCAATATACTGAAAAATCTGCCGGCTCGTATCTGGTCCGCCATCGTCGGTGCAGTTCAGCGTGTGGCTACCTGGGGCAGCAATATGGTCAGCAAGGCCAAGTCTGGAGCGACCAATTTGCTGAATAACGTGGTCTCTATTTTGAAAAATCTGCCCGCTCGAATTTGGTCCGCTATTGTCGGCGCGGTCCAGCGTGTGGCTACCTGGGGCAGCAATATGATCAGCAAGGCGAGAAGCGCCATGTCGAACCTGGTCAGCACCGTCACCGGCATCGTTTCCGATCTGCCTGGAAAATTCTTGTCGATTGGTAAGGACATCATCCAGGGCCTGATTAACGGCATCCAGTCCATGGTCGGCAAGCTGTATAGCAGCATCAAAAACGCTCTGAGCAATTTGGTTGACAAGGCCAAAAACGCTCTGGGCATCAACTCGCCTTCCCGTGTCTTTGCCGATGAGATTGGCACAAGCATCCCGGAAGGTATCGCAAAAGGAATCACGGACAACATGAGCGATCCTGTGGCTGCCGTGCAGCGCATCAACAACGGGATGCTGGATGCGGCGCAGAGTATGGACGGCCTGCAGCTGGAACGTCAGCTCAGCCAGCCGGTCCGCTACAGCACGGTGGCCGCTGCCCCGGATGGCGGGCTGGGCGCCAAACTGGACAAGATCCTGGTAGCCATTGAGCGCGGCCAGGTTCTGACCATTGACGGCAACCAGCTGGTGGGTGCGACGGCAGACCGATACGATGCCACCCTGGGGCAGCGGAGAGCTTTGGCAGCAAGGGGGGCCGTATAAATGGCACGAAAAATCATCTTTGGAAGCTATGACACCATTCTCAACGGACCCTGGACATTGGCCAGCTGGTCCTTGAGTGCGGCGGAATACCGCACCCAGTTTGTGGAGGTGCCGGGCCGCGATGGCGACCTGGACCTTTCCACAGCGCTGACGGACGGGGCGCCCCGCTATGGGAGCCGGACCTTGACGGTCACATTGGAGCGTTCGGATGGGACGCGCCTGGACCGGGAGGCGGCAATCAATACCATGGTCAACTGGCTGGACGGCTGGCGTATGGACATCCGCTTGCCGGACGATGAGGCACACTACATCACAGGTCGGGTCCATGTGGTGAAGGAGTACAACGACCCCGCCCATGCGGCGGTTACTGTGACGGCGGTCTGCGACCCGTGGCGTTACGCAAACTATGAAACGGTCCTACGCCTAACCGCTGCCGAGGAGGAACAGACGGCGATGCTCACCAACAACGGACGCCGGACGGTAGTGCCGGTGCTTCAAATCACCGGAGAGGGCGCCTCCGTCCTGCTGAAATTTGGCACAGCCTCCTGGGCGCTGGGCGCCGGCACTTATCAGCTGCCGGACCTGGTGCTGCCACAGGGCGGGGCTTCTGTAACATACAGCGGGACCGGCGATCTGAGCTTCACCTATAGGGAGGCGCTGCTATGATCCAAGTGTATGCAGATGATCTGCTGGTCTATGACAGCCGGCTGGAGGACTACGCCCTGCTGGGCCTGACGGTGACGGCTGGCCTGAATAAGGGCGGCACGGCATCCATTGTCATGCCGCAGCATCACCCGGCCTATAACAGCTTCACCAGCTATAAGACGGTGGTAACCATTTACCGGGACGGCCTGCTGCTGTTCCGGGGCCGGGCCCTGTACCCGACAGATGATTTTTACAACCGCAGGACCATCACCTGCGAGGGCGAGCGCTGCTTCCTGCGGGACGGCGTCATCCGCCCGTATATCTACCAGGACGGGCCGGCGGCCATCTTCGCTAATATCATCGAGTTATACAACGCCCAGGTGGAGGAGTTCAAGCGCTTCGTCGTGGGCACGGTGACGGTGACGGACCCGAACAACTACATCCGCCTGGAGAGTGAGTCGGCGGAACAGTTCTCCGATGTCATTGACAAGCTGGTGGAGCGCTGCGGCGGGTATATCGTTTTTACCACCAACGCCGAAGGCCAAAGGGTCATCCATTGGTATGAGTCCCTGGGATATCAGAGCGGCCAGGTCATTGAATTTGGGGAGAATCTTCTGGACTTTGCCCGCTCCAGTTCCAACACGGACCTGGCCACGGTCATTATCCCATACGGGGCGAAGGATGAAACCACAGGAAAGCGTGTGGATATTACCAGCGTGAACGAGGGCATGGACTTTATCCAGGACTATGATGCGGTGGCGCTGCGGGGGGTCATCGCCAAGCCGGTCTACTGGGACGACATCGCGGAGCCATCCAACCTGCTGGCCAAGGCGCAGCAGTACCTGGCCACCAGCAAGCTGATGATCACATCGCTGGAACTGTCCGCGGTGGATCTGTCCGACATGGACAAAAGCATTGATACCTTCCAAGTGGGAGACAACATCCAAGTGCGAAGCCTGCCCCATGGGGTCAATGAACTGTTCCAACTGACGGAGCGGACTTATGATCTGCTGAACCCGGAGGGCGGCAAGGTCACCCTGGGGAAAAACATCGCCACACTGACTGGCGCTGATGCCGCGGGGGATAAACAGAGCGCGTCCAATCTGCAGAGGGTGGAGCAGAGCATCCGAGCCAATTTTGCCATAGATAACGCCGCGGCCATTGAGGAGCTGCGGCAGACGATGACGTCCTTGATCCAGCAGACAACGGAGGAAATTCGCCTGGAGGTGTCGGAACAGTACACCACAAATGGGGATCTGACCAGCCAGGTGGAGACGATCATGACCCAGCTGTCGGATAGCTTTGAATTCCAGTTCAACGAGATCCAGGCGACTGTGGATGCAAACGATGCAGAGGCCCGGACCCAGTTTGAAACCATCCGGACCTATATC